CTTACAGCAAATTTTGGTTTATTTGTTGTGCTATCAACTAGTATAGGAAACTCAAAATTTTCATTTTTAGCAAATCCACTTGCAGGACCAATATCAAATTTAAAGTAAGTTGAAGTATTAGCACCCAAACAAGTTGATCTTATCGCCCCAAGTGTATTTGCTATCATTGGGAGATTCTTATCATCGCCATAGTTTGTTCTAAACCCTGATGCTAGTTCATCAAATGTATCCTCATATAATTCTAAAGCATCAACAACATTCATCCTAAAATCTATGACATCATTAGGCGCATTTGCTAAATCTTTTTTTGTATTATCTATTTTTTCACTTCTTGTTGTCATACCGGTGGTCCCGTTACTGTAACTGGTGGTGATCCAGGTATCATTGCTGTTATTGTTATTTGAGATGTATAATCAACTATAGCTTTTGCTAATCCTCTACCAAAACTTGCACCAGAAGCAGGCCTCTCACCAAATAATTTTCTACAATCAGTCATAAGAGATGCAGGATTAGTTACTATTGCGATTTGATTTGATGTTTTTAAAGTTAAAAAAACACCATCAATTTCTTGTGCTACTTCTGCTCCAATAGCTTGTCCTAGTGGACTTTTTTTACTAAAAATATTTGCCAACTTAGTTTCAATTGTATTTATTTTTGGCATAGCAGAGAATGTTCCACCCGCAGGATCTTGACATGATTGAATAAACCCTTGTATACCATCTTTTATATGTTTTGCTGCATTAAATTCTGATGAATTAAATTGAGTAAAACCACTCACCAATTTTTGATTTAAAATTGCCATATTGAGTGCCATTATATTGTAAATCCTAGTATTTTAGTTTTAAGAGTTGCAAATCCTGCAGTATTTAATGGAGTTCCACTATTACCTGTTCCAGTTGGTACTGTAATTTTTTGTATTTCATCAATCATATCAAATAATACACTTTTTAATGATCCTGTTCCTGCACTAATTGATATTGGAGAAGATGAATTCAAACTTAACACATTAGCTGAAAATGAACCTATTCCAGGTGTAAATATTTCTGTAAATCCTGGTTTAATACTCAAAGCACCCATTGCACCAGTTAATCCTAATAGTAAATTTATCATTCCAGCACCACCTTGAGTAACTTCATCAGACACAATATTGATAGGACTTGCTCCCGTATGTATTCTAATACCACCGATTGCTGGAATGGATGTTGTACTAATATCAATAGCACCCAATTCTGAATGAATATTAATACCACCACTGACACCAGTTAAATCAACCTTACCTTCACTTCTCAACTCCATGTTTTGACTTTGAATTTGAGTATCCCCATCAGTATCAATGAAAACATTTTGTGGTGAAAATATATTTAAATTTTCTGATCCTTTTATTTCTGATCCAGATGTTGTACCAATTTGAAATACACTCGTATTTGATTCCAATGTTCCACCAGTTGCAGAGATATAATAGTTTCCATTTTCAACATTTGCATAATATGATCCACCAGTTCCAATTTTTATTGAATAGTTTGAGTCAATTGATTTCCCATCTTTATTAACGAACAACTGATAACCACTATCAACTGTTTCTAGTTTTTGACCTTCTACATGAGAAAAATAATTTCCATGATTTATTGAATACATATCACTAGTAGATTTAAAAACTACTTTACCATCCGGATGCCATTCTGCAAATGATCCTGCTCTATGATATAAATGTATTCTTTCAAATTCTGGTGTATCATCAAATTCTATTACATGACCACTTTCTGTTTGGGTAACGTGGTTATATGGATAGTTTGCATTGTATGGAGATATTGGTTCAGAAAATGATCTAATAGTAGGTCTGACATTTGGTTCAACAAATTTAGATGATTGTGGTAATCCGCCTCCAGGACTAAATTGTGCAATTTGTTTTAATTTAGAACGAAAATCACCACCCGTTGGTACTCTTATTTGTCCTGCTTGTCTTGAATCTCTTTTTCTTTTTAAAATAGATTTACTACTCTCTTTGATTTTTCCATCATCAGTAGTTTTTAATTGTGATGTTGGATCAGCTAAACCTCTTGCTAATCTGTTAGTTGTTGGTTCCAAACTATAATGATAATCTGGAAATGGTGATTTTTGTTCTTGTTCTGTAATTCTTACTGAATCACCTGTAGCAGAAAATTCAAGATCTTCTGGTTCTCTTGGAACTTTATCTTCTTGTCTAGTTGATGCACCATCTAATAATGATCTAATGTTAAGTTTTAATGCATCTAAACTAAATGGATGAATATCAGAATCTATAACACCATCGAAAGCTCTTGGATCATGAAATCCTTTTGTTTTTGTATATACTGATCTTACATCTAAATCTGGAACACCATGAAGTGTTCCCATCATAACAGGTTCTTGAGCATCTTTACCATCACGAAAAAATCCCATTACCCATGTTCCCTCTACTGGTCCTAATGGTGACTGTCCAACTCCTGTTTGTGATGCAGAAGTAATTGGCATTAAAGGATATGCCCAAGGTAATTCATAAGTTGGTATTAATTCTTTATCTTCAGTATGCCAACCCAAACAACGAACTTTACATCTACCCAAATACATTGGATCATGGCGGTCTTCGACAACCCCAACCCACCATACAAAATCAAAACCCATTGAATTATTTGTAATCATGTATAAACCGCTTGACCTTGTGCATCTTGAACCGCAAATGAATTGCCTTCAACTGCGGGTACTGGTAATTGTCTTGATAATGAATCTTTCATGACGTGTAAATTTAAATCATATTCTATTGCTGCATGATTGTTTACAAAAACGTGAGATGCTCTTGTTACAATGAATCTACCTGAAGCTAATGAATTAGATTGAAGAATTGATCTTGAAGTTGCTGAGAGTGCTTCAAGTAATGATGATGGAATTTCTAAATCTATAACATCACCTACTGATCTGTGTGAATTTCCTGGAACAACTAACTCATATATGAAACTATTTAATAATCTCATTTGCATTTTTCTTTGAGAATACCACTTTTCAACATTAGTTTCTCTTAAATAATTATCAGATGGTTTTCCTGTAGTTTCTGGATCTGCAAATTTTAAACAACCTTGATTTGTAGGAACAACTGTAACATTTGATTCAGGACTTCCTAATACATCAGCATTTTGTGAAATAACTGGATTATTTAAAAAATGATAAGCCTCATCATTTCTTTGCTCAAAGTCATTTGCAAATATTGAAAAAACATTATTTGCAAAAACGTTAGATACAATATTATCTGGCTGAATAAATGCACCTGTTTCATCATCATACATAGAGGATCTTGAATAACCTCTAGGTTTTTTATAATACATATCATGAACATCATATCTCATTCTCATAATATTATGAGTAATCAATCTATTCGCATACATTCCATTTTTTAAATTTTCTTCAATATTCATCGCAGAGAGTCTAGCAAAGTTTTTTATTAACTTACTACCATATGAAATTGCTTCTAAACCCTCTTGTCCAGGTAGATTAGATGGTGAAAATGTGTATGTAAAATTTTTGACATTTTCTTGCATCATTGTTTCTAATGAAGTAAATTTAAATCCATTTTTTACAGTATCATGAAAAGTAAAAAATGCCCCCTTTGAATTTGTATTGTCATTTGATATTGCTCTATGAGCTAAAAAATTCATTGTTTCAAAAGGTGTTAAATTTGGAATTACAAAATTATGCTCTCCTTGTGTATTTTCTATTGATATACTTTGATCAAAACCATCTTCATTTCTAATGTATGTGTTAAATACATCTCTTACCATATCATTTATTTTTAAATTTAAATATGATTTTTGAATTTTAGTTTTAAGATTATAAATGTGTTCAAGACTTACAAATTCAAGTCTATATGTGTGAACTCTATCATTTTTAGGATCTCTATTAAAATTTAAAACTCTTACAATTCTAAAATATCTGTCTATTCTATCAGACGCGGGTGCTCCTCGAGATTTAAAAGACAAATGAAAATATTCTTCACCAATAATTGGTATTTTTTCATATAGACCAATTGAGTCAGTAATTTCAATATAACCAGAAACATATGGGGAAAATACATTTTCTACTATCTCAAACTTTGACATCATATATCTTAAATCAATTGACACGCCTGGATAATTATTAGGACTAATTATTCTAAATTTATCTAGTTCAATTTCACCAACAATAGAAGGAACATCTGTTGCTTGCTCAAGATTTCCCTTAGTGTAAATTAACTGATCGTAATTTTCAAAGGGCATTACTAACTTCCAAATAAATTTCTTGCGTTCTGTAAAATATCTTCTGCGTAAATATCTTCAATCAATGTTATTTCTCTTTTCTGTTCATTATAATTCAATTCATAATCATAATTTGTAATTGTTTTTGTATTTGTTGCACCAGATGAAGATAATGTCAAAAATCTTGTAGAATCAATTTCAATAGTTCTTTCTTCTACTCTAGGATTTCCATTTCCTGCCTCAACAAATGATTGAATTATTTCTTCATAATGATGAACTGTTGAAACTGCTGAATCTAAACTTCCATATTTACTAGCGATATGAGTTTCTAGTTGGGAATGTGACATCGGCCATTCAAAAATTGGATCAAAAATGTTATTTGAGATAAAAACTAACCAAGTGTACTTAATTGAACCATAATAAATTTGAGCGATTGTGTCTGGTCTTTCACCATCTTTGACTCTATAGGTGTAAAATGTTAATAAATCATCTTTTATACTAGATCTTAACTTTTGCCTCAAAGTTATGTCTGTAATCAATTTTTCATGAATTTTATCTACTTTTTTGCCAGATATATTGGTAATTTGATCAAATTTGTAGTAAATATTGGGTATATTTGTAAAATATTCAGACATT